TCCCTGCGAGCGGTGAAGATGCTATCAAGGCAGCTATTAAAGCAATGGGCGATTTACAGGAAATTGGAGGGGATGTTATAGTTCAGAAGTTTTACGCTGCTATTTATTCAATCGAAGGAGTTGCAACGGTTCCACAATTATTTATTGATGACGTTACTCCTGCTGTAAGTGGTGCAAATATTGTCATTGCAGCGAACCAAATTGCAACATTCGCACTCGTTGATATAGATATACTGGAAGTTTAATGCCAAGTACAAAAATAACCGATTACTCTACACGCTGTCTTGAATTCCTTGCAAGTCAATTTAAGGACGCTGATAATCTAACCGGCTTTATTCAGGCAATTATTGAATCAGTTCAGGACTGCGAAGATGTTGCTGACGATTTACTGACAGACCGGCTGCATTTTGGAACAGCAACGGGTATTCAGCTTGATAATATCGGAGCTATTGTCGGAGTTTTACGTGCTGGTTTATCTGATATTCCGTATCGCTTTCAAATTTATTTTGCAATTATACGAAATGGATTACTGCCAACTCCGAATGATTTTATTCAAGCGGTAGATTCATTGACTTATTCCACTTATACACGATACTGGGAGTTGTATCCGGCTGCAATTCAAATGCACTTCAACGGTGAGGTGCCGATTACCGGCGGAACCCTAAAAGAAAACAGTGCAAGGTTTGTAGATTTAGTGGACAATATGGCTCCTGCCGGAGTTAATCTTGAATTAGTAAAAGAATATACATTGATAACAGGAGCGCCATTTGTCTTTGCAAATGACGATAAGACAGACCCAGATCGTGGACTTGGCTTTACGGAGTTAGGTTGGGGCGACGATCAGGGATATATAAGTGAAAGGATAGTGTAAATTGGCTACTAAACCAACTGATCTCCCGATATGGGCATCAACAATTAGTGCTGATGGCGTTTCCGGTGTAGATAACGTAGTAGAGCCGATTCCTGCGAAAAAGGTTTCGGGCTTTCTCAGAGTCGAATATCCTCCGCGTCAAGACTTTAATTGGTTATTCAGAGTAATATGGTTATGGCTCGATTGGTTTAATGATTCCGGTGCATGTGATTTCTGGATTGCGGCTGCTTCTGACACTGGTGATGTTAGTCCAACCTTCAAAGCTGGCGTGGGAGGGAGTGCTAACAGCCGCGCTAATAACGCTGACGGAGCTATTGTCGGAGCAAGCGAAGTTTGTGTTGCATCTGGAAGTTATTCTGCAATATTTTCAGGTAGTACGTGTAATGTTACCGGAGACTTATCAGGCATATTAGGAGCCTTAAATTCGGATGTAACTGGCGATAAATCTGTTGCGTTAGGTGTTGATAATTGTGATGTAACTGGTAATAAATCAGCGGCAATAGCATCAGAAGATTCCGATCTGGCTTGTGAGAAAAGTGCGATTGTAGCCTCAAAAGATTCTTATACTAACTCCTCTGTAGGTGGCACGGATGTTTGCCAGTTAATCGGCGCTTCAGAAGATGCTTATATAGATAATGCGAATGACGCTGCAATCATAGCGTCAAACAAGGCATGGGTTACGAAAGATCAGAATGTTGTAATTGGCAGTGTAGAAAGCTATGCACTTGGCAATGCTACATCATCGGTCATATCGTCTGCTCAGAGTTCTGCTATAAAATCATCTGCGGTTGTAATAGGTTGTTTCAAATGTAGCTCCGATATTAGAGGCGGGATGGTTTTGGCTTCTGATTATGTCGCAAGCAAGGATGCACTAACTGTCTGCGGTGGGAATGCGGGAAATAATGTTTTACCCGTTCCTGCGATTGTGATATTAGCTCCTCCTGTATTACCTAATGATGGCAGAACTTGCGTCTCGAATACTGGCGGTGATTATACTGGAGTGCCATTAGGGAGTCTTCATCCGATTTATGAAATTGAAGCTGGTAATCATGGAACAATGCTTAATGGAAGTACCGACATTGCTTTTGTCTGGCGAAAATTAACTGGTTATGATGCAAATCCGGCTTGGATTGGACCCGTCGCAATGGATTCCGCCCACGGCGCTCAGGCGTTAGATGACGGTGTAACTGTTACATTTAACACTGATATTGGATGGAGTATTGCAAGATGGACAATTACGATTCCTGATGTTATTGCGCCAGGAAATACGGGTTATCACGCTAATCGCTTATGGCAGATCAGTTCTCTTACTGGTGGTTTTGAAGGGTCAGTGTTCACAGTTGGAGTGCCTGTTGATTACGCTGAGTTTTTTGAGAACCTTGAAACTGGTGTAATCCCACTCGGAACGATTGTCAGGCTTGAGGGTAAAAAAGTTGTGCCGATTACTGATGAAAATTATGATAATATGCTCGGTGTGATTTCCGGGACTGCTGGTTTAATAATGGGTGAAACCTCATTTACTTGGGCAAAAAGATACCTTACAGGTGATTTTGGTGAGCCGCTTTACGAAAAGGAACTGGGTAATCATGGTGAAAAAGTCCGTAAAGTCAATCCTGATTATGACGGTACGATTCCAAATGTCAAGCGTTCTGAACGTCCTGAAGAATGGTCACTCGTTGCTTTAATCGGGCAGGTGTACGTTCGAGTTCCTGAAGGTATGAGCAAAGGGGATCAAATTGGACGCTTTACAGTAATGGAAATAACGAAGAAATTTAACAAAGTTGACGGCTATGCAATCGCATTCTGTCTGTTACGATAATGAGACTAATCAATGAGATAATATTTCACTGTTCAGACTCGCTTTGGGGGGATCGTGATGTTATTGACGATTGGCATAAAGCAAGAGGTTGGGACGGTATCGGTTATCACTACGTCATCATGAATGGTGTCATAAATAGTGATTCTAAATACGATAATAATGTTGACGGAATGATTGAGGTTGGGCGCGATATATTAAAGCAAGGTGCTCATGTCAGAGGGCATAATCAGAACACAATCGGAATATGCTTAATCGGTAAACGTTGGTTTTCGTCGAATCAGTTAATATCGATTAAGAATCTGGTTAATGATTTACGTGGAACATTTACTAAACTGAAAATAACCGGTCATTATGAATATGATAAAAGCAAGACGTGTCCTAATGTTGATATGGATTGGCTTAGAGATTATTTGAATGACAATCCGGTTCATATTTTAAGAAGAGCACATTCGCCTATAAGTGCGCTGTAGAATCAAGCCGTGTCGCAGAAACCCCACCTTGTCTGTATGATAAGGTGGGGTTTCTGAGTTTTGCCTTGTGGGGCGCTTAACAGGTCTTATTTAGCCTCTCCTTCATTTTCCTCGCTTGTACCATAAATCAGATACAATTTATTGAATATATCTGCAAGATAGGCTTTGCATCCCTGGTCGATTACCTCGGCGAACTGGTCTGGAGTGAAACCAGATAGCGGCGTGTCAACTAATCCCTGCCCTTCAATCGAGACACCAGCAGCTTCAATCGCCTTATTCAGCGCATCCTCACCGATTAGCGGGACTGCGAAGAAGGATTCCGCTTTTTCAATTTCCATCAGATTGCTCCTTTTGCTTTAATGCTTTTTCAAACATATCCTTTATTTCTTTCATAAATTCAGAAAACTCAGGAGTTGAATCATCATAATTACTCCCGATACCGTTAGCCTTAGCCCATCCCTTGAACCAGTTACCATATATTTCATCATGGTATAGCTTCCAGTAAAGATGATCATGGTGAGCAATATCGTGGATTTTCTGACGAATATCAGATATAATTTCCCAATGATAAGAAAGCGTCGCTGTTTCTAATTGCGATAACAATTTAACAGCCATTAAGGTGTCTGTACCTCCCGCAAAGTCATCGTTTTTGTGAAGCATCCTATCGATTGCAACCTCAAAGATAGCATCCCAAGTGATAGCTTCAGCGCATTTCTTACGGTCATCAACATTCATTTGCTCAAATAGCCGATACAAATCAATCTTGATATTTCCATCTTCAAATTTTACTTGCATTAGATAACTCCTGTTTATATTTTTTAATTCCTTTTTCTGTTATCCGCCAGTATCCGATTCGTACTTTTTCAACAAAGCCAAGCTTCTTGAGTTTATATAAATCCGTACCACGAGCTTTGGCACGTTGACTATCTGAACCGTTATAAATCTTGTCAAGATTACTTGATCGTACTTCCGGCTCATATGATAAATACAGAGCTCTCAGTACAGCAAGCCTGCGCGTTTCCCCCTCGAACCTTGAACGTATCATGCTAATTCCAGCCACGACAGCCGCAATAAAAGCTGTCCTGTTCTGAATTTTTGTTGTATTCAAATAATGGAAGTTTGACGCTGGAAGGTCTGACATTAGAACACTCTCCGCATTTTGCTTTTCGTCCAGATAAATCCGGTAATGTATCAGCAATTATCAAAGTGTCCGGAGTATCACAGTTCATGCAAACAGGTTCCCCATTACATAATCCCTGAGCAACGTGTCCACATTTCATTAGTGGTAAAGTCATGTCGTTATTTGTATCCCTGTGAAAAGCTGGCTGTTGATCGGCTGCCCAAGATTCCATGAATTCTGGTATTGGTATGAATCCTAAGAATGGCATTATGTGATACTTTCAACAGCATCACGCTCTGCGCTGAGTGCTCTTCTGACGATTTGATTAACTGTAGTATCATGATAAATTTCCAGATCGATACCAGTACACTTAATTTTACTAACGAACCAATTTTTAGGATAATTGTCAAGTTCGATTTCAATTACAAGCTTCTTAGTTGCCATTATGAATCCTCCTTGCTTATATGCTATAAGTGATGTCTTCTTCGTAGCGGTAAGTAAAACCATTATCGCCTTTTAGTTCAACGACATAGAATACATCCCGCGCAAACGATTCATACCACTCATAAGCGGTAACTTCAAAAAGTTCTTCGGTGTAATGGTCTTTAACTATCATTAGTCCATTTCCTTGATTGTGTAATTCAACCGTTTACGACGGCGCGCTTGTTTGTGACTGATGCAGATTCCAAGCACTGCTGTAATGCCTAATACGATTAAACCTGCCGCGAAGATGCTGCTCATTATTCCGTACCTACAGCGGATTTAATCTCTAAATAAGAAATCCTGTCAAGTTTATCGTCCTGCTGAGGACTCATTGCAACATTAACTGGAATTCCAAGAAAGGATTCTAACTCCTCACGAATCAACTCCCGAGCCTTAGCTTTGGTTTCGTCTGTCTTGATGTTGAATACTGCTGTTACTGTGTGAACTTTCATTGTTCTGTTTTCCTGTTTGTTTTAAGCCCTGCTGGATTTGATTAAGCCGATTTTTAAGATACCTGTTCGGATAGCATCATTGCCACCGTTCTTTGTTATTCTGCTTATAGTATTTTCGATTGCGCCAGCAATAGTAAATCCACCACCTACACGAGCGCCAGAGGATTCCTCTGATATACTATAAGCATGACAGCCGCTATCGGGTATATGTAGAAAAAACTTATAATCAGCGTAGCGACCTTTTAACTTGATAGGTTTACCACTGACTCTTTTAATTTTACGCACACCGCTTTCATTACGACTGATAAGCATTTTTTGATATCCCTTCTTGTGATCAAACTTTTCATCAGGGTTTATTATTTCAATTTCCATTATTACCTCTTAATTTAATGTCTGTTTGCGCTTGCAGTGGCATTGAAGCGCACGGCTGAGCTAATTGGTAGTAGTGAATGTATCAGTCATCTTTGTTTCTTTATCTTCAAGAATAATAGTTACATTATGACTTGAATAAAACTCAAAGACTTTACTTAAACCATTGACAAAATTGAAGTCTTCAGATCCGGTTATTAAATTACGAATTTCGGGACTCATGTCTTTGCCAGTAGTAATTGCTTTAATGGTTCGTTTCATGTCTTGCTCTGTTTGTTTTATGTCAGTTGAACTATATACAATATATATAATGCTTACAGTATATGCAAGTGAATAATGATTTATTATTCAAATAAATCTTAAAAAGGGATTTCTTCTTCAGTAAACGGATCTTCGTCAATTATAGCTTCCTCAACTATGACTTCTTCGATTACCGGCTCCGCATCGTGGCTTGTGTCTGGAATATGATCCGGATCAAAAACTCGCTTGATAACCCGGATGTATTTACCCTCTTCCCGTATCAATATCTTGCACGGACGTTTCAACTTGTGCAGATGCTCAAACGCTTCAGGGATTGTTTTAACTACCCTCGGCGTGTTTTCCCTATTGCAGTGCTCACGCCACCAGTTACGTGCGGACGTTCTGGCATAACCCTTATGTTCCAAGCAAATCCATTCGCTATAATAACTCAAGTTTCCTGAATAATAAGTAACTTTCAAGCTGTCTGGTTTATCGCGTTTCTCATGAACGTCATATTGAATATAAGTTACATCCGCCCATTCAGGAGTTGACAGTATATTCAAATCCGTTGCGGTCTCATCGTGCTGAATTTCAGACGGGGGAAATAGGAAACCGCAATCAGGACATTCACGGAAACCTATTGAAATCAGAGCATGACAAGTCGGACATTCTTTAGCCATAACAATATGCTCATCGCTCTCACCTCGTTTCTTTTTGCTCATCGGTTTGATTTGGTCAATGCAACCGTGCCTTGCAATATTACCTGCGAAGTCCAGAATTAAGCAATTTTCTTTTCCTGGCGAGTTCCGCATTCCACGCCCAATAATCTGAACATACAATCCAGTTGATTTAGTTGGTCGTAACATAACAAGCAGGTCGGTTGCCGGTGCATTAAAGCCGGTTGTAAGAATATCGCAATTTGTTAAAGCTGTAAATTTCTTGTTTTTGAAGTCTTTAATTATTTGATCCCGCTCGGCTTTCGGAGTTAATCCGCTGACTGTTCTTGCATCAATGCCTCTGGTAATCAACTCATCGCAAACGTCTTGCGCATGTTGAACTCCAGCGCAGAAGATAAGCCAACCCTTACGTTCAGGCTGTGATTTAATACCATAGTCGATTATCTCAGTAACAGCTTTCTCAGTCAATGACTCTTGATTCATGGCTGCCTGAAGATCCGCCGGAACGTATTCACCGCCTCGTGTTTTCACGCCGCCGAGTTCATATTTAGTCAAGCCGCCTTTGGTTTTCAAGTTGCAAAGATAGCCTTCATCGATCAAGCGAGGAATTGAAACTTCATAGCATACATCCGTGAAGATTCTATTTTCGCCCTCAGTCAATAGACCACTGTCAAGCCGATAATGAGTAGCAGTGAATCCGATTACTTTGAGCTGTTCATTCTGACTAAACATATCTTTCAGAAACCGCTGATACATTGTATTCGTATTTGACGGGATCAAGTGCGCTTCATCAACGAGAATTAGATCGAATTTACCAAATTCTTCAGCTTTGGTATGAACCGACTGAATGCCAGCAAATACAATCGGTTGCGTCAAATCCCGTCGGTTAAGTCCTGCTGAATATATACCTGCCGGAGCGAGTTGCCAGATTTTACAGAGTTCAAGATAATTTTGTTCAATCAGTTCTTTAACGTGAGTAATAATCATGATGCGTTGGTCCGGAAACGGCTCGATTACTCTCCTACAAAAGTCAGCGATAATGAATGACTTGCCGCCGGCGGTCGGAACTACCACGAGTGGGTTGCCGGAGAACTTCTCGAAATAATTATATATGCTTTCGATTGCTTCTTCTTGGTATTCACGGAGAATCATAGTGCAAGCACCTCTTGCTTCAATCTCTCTCTTGCAATATCTACATACTTCTGTTCAATATCTATTCCGATAAACTGCCGTCTAAGCTCTTTGGCTGCTACGAGGGTAGTTCCACTGCCAGCGAAGGGATCGAGGATGATGTCATTCGGATTAACACTGCATCTTTGAATAATCCACTCCATGACTTTCAATGGCTTAGAGCAAGGGTGTCCACCTTTGAATGATGTTTCAGTATATACGAAAGCATCAGGACGTGATCCTAATCTATTTTTTAAGTAAGGATCAACACCATACACAAGTATTGGCTGCCAGCAACAAAATCCCCACTTACCATACCCTGTTCCTGCAGGGACAAACCAAGCCAGCGTCCATGTAGGAGGAGGGTAATGGAATAAATTCATGGTCCCTACAGTAACAGCAACAACCTTACCAATTCTTAATAGTTCAGGTATTACTTTACTGATTAGCTTAACGAGGTTCTCTTGAGTATCTTGATACAATCCATAATTAGTATTATTGCCGTATGGGAAATCAGCAAATACCAAATCCACGCAGCCATCCGGCAGTTCTTTCATCAACTCCAGACAATCACCGCAATATATTTTATTAAGGTCAAGCATCCTCTACACTTTCATTTATAATATCGTTTGCAGCTTCAATCTGCTTTTTATTAGCGCCACTACGTTGAATTAGTTGCGCTAAAAGAGCGGTAAGAACTCTTATTTCAATATCATCATTAACCTTTAATGCTGAATATCCGAAGCGGATATTAACATGGTCAGACTCCTCACCATTTTCAAAAGCGTCTCTGTCGATTTTGTATGACACAAATATACCAAGATCATGTTCTTTTTCTTTCGCTACATGTAATCTACTGAGAACAATGTCTTCGAGATCTTTAATGTTTTTGTTCATTACTCAACACTCGTTAAGTTGTCACTTGAAAAAGCGGTATCGGTTTCCTGTCCTTTTGAAACATTCCTGAATACATTGCCGTCAGATTTATGCACATATTCAATCCAGTTAGCGTCTGTATCAGCATTCAGTACAGTTGCGTATGGTATTAAGTCCGGTATGAAAAGGTGATGCTTGCAGCGATAATCGATTACACTTACTGGGGAAGTATAAATTGCACACCCCCAATCTCCTGCTAATTCTGGATCATTAACAATAGGAGTTGAATGCGCACAAGTCCTGCAATTAACCGCCGGAACAAACTCATCAAAACACAACTTCCAGTAATCGCAGAACTTACATTCCCAGTAGCTCGGATTGTCTGAAATACCTTGCGGTGGTGTATTGGACCGGATAACCTGCTCGGCTTTCAGGAGGAGCCGTTTCGCTTCTGCCGGATCTTCCTTAATCCGCTCAGTATAAATCTCATCAGTGTTCTTATTAACCACGAAATATAAAGCCCGTGTAAGTCCAAGGAAATCCATGTAAATCGTCATTTGTGCATAGTGTTCAGGTTTCTCAGCCTGCACACCGTTCTTCTGGATTAGCTTGAAATACTTGTAATTAGATGTTTTGCATTCTAACAGGTGCGGAGTTTTGGAGCTTTCAGGGATACCCAAAGCAACTCCGTCAAGCGAACCTGCGAAATGCCCGCCCAATGTTTTGAACCTGAATTGATTACCATTCTCGTCTTGGTCCCAAACTTCGATCCCTATATCGCGCAAGTTCCGAATAATGCGCTCTTCTTCCTGTTGACCAGTTTCAAATAAGCGCAGTAAACGACCTTCGAACATTGCCGGCAGTGTCCAGCGGAAACTATACCATAGACTTCGCATACACTTGTTTCCGATTAAGCTGGCTCCGAGGTGATTCCTGAAGCCATTACCGTTTGCATCTACATAGTGATCGTAGATTTTACGATGCAATTCTTTTTGTGGTATTTTTGGCATGTTCTTTACTTGGTTAGCTTAATTTTTTAATTCTGTAACTTTGAAGAATGAATGTCTTATTTCAGCATCCTTTGCGGATTCTTCTTCCTGAAGAGGATTTTGACTAATGTTATGTAACCAAATGACCTCTTTTTCAGATAATTCTAAAGTATATTTGATTATGGCTTCTTTTTTCGCATTTATTGTGTTCTTCTTTTCATTTAGTTAAATAGCGGACTGCAAGCGTAAACAGCCCGCTATAATTAGGATGGATTATTTCTTCGGTCTGTCAGCGAATTTCTTGCCGCCGTTAAGTTTTTCCAGACGCTTCACTTCCGTTTCAATAGCGTCTATCCCAATACTGTTGATTGATACACGCGTCCAATAAGCCGCATTCTTCATGCGCTCAATCAGTGACGGTGGAACACGAAAGCTCGTGGATTGTAGTTTCTCTGCCATGTTACTTCATCCATGGATGTGATGCATTCGTTGTTTTCACCGGAGTGGGTTTTGCAGGCGTTGCCGTTTTTGCAGGACTCCTTTTCACCGGAGTTGACGATGTGGGTTCCGACGTGCCGGTTTTAAGTTTTGTCCACTTCACCGTCTCATTAGTATCGTCCGGGTATCCCTTATCGATTTGATCCTTCTTCGCTTTCGAGACTTTGATCTTCAATACCAGCGCTGGCGTGTCCACTAATTCGTCGGTATTTTTAACGACCATTTTACCTATCGCTATGCAAAGGGACGTGAATTGACGCTCTGCAATTTCCATCGCAGCAGCACTGTTATTCACTAGGTTAAAGTTATCCCAATAATGACGACTAACATAAGCGCCGTTCTGTTCGCAATCGGTTAATTCATACTCGACCTTGACGAACTGACCTTTGCCGTCTTTCGTATCGAGTACATCAGCGTCAACAATTTCAGCGATATACTCTCCTGCTGGAAGTAATGAAAATTCCTTTGCGGGTTCATGATTCCCTGCATTGAACGCTTGTGGTAATAAGGGCATTTTATGCTCTCCTTTGTTGTGTATTGTTTATGAATTAAATCCAAATAGATTCAGAAATTCCGAGCAATCCGGTGTCATGTCAATCTTGTTCGGATCGTCGAAATATCTGTTTTTCGCGTATGCGTACGGCTGTTCAGCAAAGTGCATAACACGCTTGATTTTAGCGGCTTGCATTTTGGTGTTTTTCTTATCACTACCTTTGACCGTTTTCGTCAAGACGTTCTGGTGATAGAAACAAATACAGTCCACCCAACTGTAAATAAGCGGTGCAATATGCTTATTCAGCGCGCTCAACGTGTACTTGTTATAAGGTTCCGTGTTCGGAGGTGTTTCTTTTTTATCGATTGCATGACCAAGTAAAATAATATTCATTCCACGATCTTTACGCAGAGCCTCCAGACCGTCCAAAATGGTATGCCAGAGCGGTAATGCTTGAAGAAGCCATTTACTCCAACCGCCACCCACTTCTTCAAGAGTTGCCACTTTTTCATCCTTGAGAACTTTATTGTTAATAATAGTCTCAAAGGTTGACACTTGATCAAGCGTCATAGTTGTAAAATCATGCTCATCATTATACAAGACACCGATAATATCAATCATGTCTTGATAGGTGGTAACATCCCAGAAGTCCACTTTTTTGCTTCCAAAACCTCGCTCAGTTGCGGCAAAAACATTCTTGTCGATTAGCGATGCCAGTGTTGTTTTACCAACTCCGGGAGGGCTGTAAATCAGCATCCGATACGCTTCGACTTCAGACACTGACAAGCTACTTAATGAAATAGCCATTAACTCTCCATCATCCTTTCTTCCCTTACAACTTTAACGCCGGACTTGGCAGGTTTTTCCGTGATGCAACGTGCCAGCATCCGGGCGATTTCCGGCTCGTTTTCTTTGATCCATTTTACACCGGCAGGAATCAATTTCGGCACGTAGTCAACAGGTCGGATTTCCAGCGGGATTGATTCCTCGATTGTTAAGCCAGTGTCAAGTTTAACGCCGCTGTAAGCGTCAATATCTAACTTGGAATCAACTTTGTTAGAAATCGTGACTTTGACAAGCGCATTCTCGGTAATATCCGAGAATGTTTTCGATCCGTCCGGCTTGTCGAATTGATAGAGTTCGAGTAGCTGTTTTTCAACAGCAACTCGGTTTTTGTTTGCGGCTGTCTCAATCGCTTTGGCTTCAATCCATGCGGTTGACAGTTCTTCTAATTTTAGTAAATCAGGCACTATATTCTCCTTATCTTTTCTTGACCAGGAATCTCGTCAAGCTTTCCTGTTTTGGGATTTGTTCCGATTATTCGATCACCGGAAGGATGAATGTGTTTCCATCCTACATTAAGTGCATCATTCATTATTTTTGTAATTTCAGCTTTTGTCAGCACTATGTCCTCCTTAGTTAATATGTTGTAACTAATATAAACACTATATATAGAGAATGCAAGTATTTTTACTGTTTATAATAATTTTATTAAAGATATTATACTTAAATCCTTTAAGTATTTTTCGACTTCCAATTTTCAATTATCAAATCAACCATTACTGGAATATCGTTCTCCCATAACATTGCAAAGTAAAGGGGTATCTGTTTTTTATTAGCACACCACCTCTCTCGATTACAGCCAACAGATTTATGAAAATCACCTCCGAACACAGCAGCGTCAGACAGTTTAACCATTGCTTCGGATGCTTCATACCAGTACTCGTCGTTAGGAGTTTTATGCGTTTTCATCTTCTGACAGAGTCCATCGGTCAGTTTGTGCATACAGAATGCGAATATCAAGCCGCGACCTGCATCGTTAATCTGTGCTGTTAAATTTACAGCATAATCAATATTTGCTTGAATCCCTTCAGGAGTTTTCGCCATGTACGGCGCTGCCACATATACAATTATCATCTTAACATCCGTTCGCTTTGAGATTGGTTTCCCGCACCCAATCATTGACTTTATTCAGGTCAAGAGGCTTTTCTATGCAACCACTCCCCGTTCTAACCGTCGTTATAACATTGACCTTCGGCAGCCACATTGACTCCAGCAACCGCTTCACGTCGTCAGCACTTGGGCCGCCAGACCACGCTACTCTCAGCGATTTGTTACCGAGGGAGTATTTCAATTTGAACTGAATACGCGGGAAACTCTTTCCCAGTGCTTGCGCTGCTTTGGTTTTAACTGTCTTTTTGCTCACTTCTCCTCCGTGTTTGTTTGATCCGTTTTTTTATCCTCACCCAGAGCGATTCTCTCCTGAACGACCGCTTCTGACGCTTGCAGTAATATGATTTACTGAATATCATAGTGGCAAAACCTCCTGCTAATCATACCAAAGGCGATATGTGATAAATGTTTTCCCTGCAAATTGTATGATTTCATGACAATCAAACTCTTGTATACCAATATTTTCAGCTTCAGCACAAAATAAATCGTTTTCTTTATCCTCAACTGTTATGTACAAAACCGGACTTCCCTCACGTCCAATTCTTACAATTAGATCGCCTGGCAATTGTTCAATTCTTACAAACTCATTATCATCAAAATATGAACGCCCAACATATTTTTTAAGTAATGAGGCAGCTTTTATTTTATCGCAAGTTCTGGTTGCGAGAAAACGTAAATTCCGCTCATCATAGATAGTGTAATCTTCACGCTCTTTATAACAATCAACAAAGGCTTCTGATATTTGATATTCCAGTTTATCTTCTGGTGTGGAATCACTGAGTCCGTTATATTGTTCTTTCAGTGCGTTGGTAAGTTCAATTTCATACTTATCTACAACATCAGCAAGATTTGTATCATCAGCTTTCTGAATTGTTGTAATGTCTGAACTTCCTAATTTATCTTCAAGGCACTTAGCCATCAATAACCATCTAAGCGGATTCCCTTGCATGACATCTAAAATTTTACTATACGAATTAATCACTGTTCCTCCGGTTTTTAAGGTTGTTTAACATTGGGAGTCTTTCCTCCCTTACTTTCGTTTCAATCATTTTTCCTCAGCCATTCTTTAAGTTCATCCGGCACTGGACAACAGGGGATTCGATTCCAAAGGTGCAGTATCAGCTTTCGCATTAGCAACCCTGCCAATATTCCGACCATGAATGCCGTGATGAGTTGCGTGTAGAGGGTCATAGCTCAATCCTCACTTTAAGGATTTTATAGAAACCCAATATGCACTTAAACTCCGTGCCTGTCCATCGCACAGTCCATTTAGTCATTATTCCCCCTCCTCTACGTTAATATACGATTTCATCTTACATTCAGAAATCCATGATGTTATTCCTTGATCACCCACACAGTGCCAATAAAGACAATCTGGATCATTGCAGCCATCTCTGGTACACTTTCGGGGATAAGGGTCTTTATGTTCACCACAGCAAGCATCCGGCTTGATAAACCACCAATTATCATAACCTGTCCATATTTGATCATCTGGTTTTCTGCGCTTACTCATAGCTCAACCCTCACTTTAAGTATTTTTAGAAACCCGATATGCACTTAAACTCCGTGCCTGTCCAAAGCGCAGTCTCTTCTTCATCACGAGCGCCTCCCCATCCCTCCCACTCGAACTTTATCCGGTAATACTTGCCAGCTACAAGCGCAGGGATTGCCTTCTTGAGTACCGTCCATTTAGCTTTCATAGTGAATCAAGCCTCTTTAATCCTAAATTTAATTCCCAGCGCCTTGCCGAGATCACTAATCGCTTTCACTTTGTCCACTGGCTCGCCAGAGCGGATGAAGCGTTGCCAGTGTCCGGTCTTTTTCCATCGTTTCAGTTCGGTTCCACTTGCTGGACCGTCGAACCACGGCGCGCTGTTGCACTGGTAAAGGTTCATTGATTAGCCTTGAAGAACGCGAGAGCGAAGCCTGGTGGAGTGATTGCTCTGAAATCCGCTCTATCCCGAATGTCACCATATAATTCTTTGTAGTTTTCAGGTATATACTTGTACTGTATCATTTTCTTTATCTGGTTATCTGAGACTTTTTGCGATAATATATTATGCAACATAAATCCTCTCGTCGGTGAAACTTTATTATATTCTGGGATTTTGAAATCTCCCCATAACCACGTTCTTTTAGTCCAGCCATCGCCAAAATCACATGGATCAAATATAAATCTCGGTTCTGGTAAGATGTTTTTTAACTTACCTGGTGGGTTTTCTAAAGCCCAAAACTTTGGTTTACACCTATAGGCAATTCGCAAGCAAGCATCAACCACAGATAATGCTTCTATCATTTGCTCTTTGGTTCGTTTTCGACACATGCCTGCACGACAGAACATCGCACACGGAGGCGCTGCGAGTATTCCGTAAACATTGTCCGGAGGCTGATAGGTTCTGACATCATTATCGGGCAGCGTAATACTGCGAACATCATAGCCGGCTTCAACGTATGGTCGCTCCCATGCTCCAGTACCGGCGCATAAGGAAATAATTATCTTGTCGCTGTTACCTATCATAGCGAATCAATCACTCCCATAATGTCCATCGGTACAATGTCGGTTTGTTTAATCGCAACAGTGACATAACATTCCTCACCGTACCATTGTTCAACAATAGCCTTGACGAGCTGCGCATCATCATGATATGCAATTCCAGGAAGCTGCGGATGCTTTTTTGTTCGCCTCTTAAAGCTGACTGCATCACAAACGAGTTTAGCAACATTATCCCAATCTGGAGTCTTGATAGGACGTTCAATTCCTGCCAGGCAATCAGCACGCCGTTTCTTTGAGTAGCTGACAGGAACTTTGAAAATAGCAAATATAGCAATCGAAACCGGACACTTTTCAAAGGGGTGTTGCATTGCCTTTATTGCAATATCCCTGATAATTGCCTCGTACCTGCGCGTCTTAGTGGGAGTTCTGACAGTATGATGAGCGCCGGAAATACCACGCAGTTTTGAAGGCGGATCGATTAAGTCCGGGAATTTGACTGTGAATATGTACGGGTCATTTTTCACGATTATCAATCGTTGTTTGAATACGCGCTTTAATAATTTCCGGAGTGTTCTGAATCACGCCATCGAAATGAGACTGCACGAATGTTTCATATCTTCCGTCATCATGTTTGTCTCTTAACTGGAATGTAAACCAGTGAATATGACTGTACTTCCGGCTGAAAGCCAATTTGATTAGTTTAATTCTGGTTCTGAGTTTCACTGTAATTCTCCTTATGTTTGTTAATTTGTGGTTTGATGACAAATTCAATCCATTCTGTCCAAGTCATGGATCGTTCCTGTCCGGTTTCCTCGTCAATAATCGTCGGATGCTTGATGTTGGTTTTTCCGTTTGGAGTGGTAATGCTCATAGTCTTAATCCGTTATGTTTGGGATATGGTAATATCGGATAACGTAACTTTTCTAACAATTCACGCTTGCGTCGCCGATTGCAATTAAAATAAATATAGCGATGTTTTTGTGGGCGATTAATTTTGATCATTTTATTACCAAGTGCAATTTTTGCTTTATTTACACCACCATATTGATCAAATATATGCCTGCTATGAGTACTGTCTTTTCCTTCTATTAACCATTGGCAATGCTTATCTGACTTGCCTGTATATATCCAGTTTGTTGCTTGATAAACTATTCCAATATGTCCTGCATTGATTTCAGCAAACGAAACTAATATCTCTTTACCAACGAGTTTTATCGTATTTCCTATAAGAAAACTTTCAGCATTTTTAGGAGTGCAGTCATCAATCCATAGTCTTGTTAATTCTAAAACATTATTCTTTTCGTCATATCCACAAACTCCCTTACATAATGCTTGAGAAGCCGGACTGCCATAACAAATAACGCCTATTGGTTTATCTAAAGGAAATAGTCCACTATTATCAGCATCAATTTCGTATAGTCCAAAAGAAAACGATGCTGGAGCCACACGATGTAAATAATGATTTTCCGTTATCATGCGCATTGCTATATCATGTCTCATTAGAGTAATTTTATATTTATTCTTAATACTCATTAAACTCTACTCCTCCACCACCTCTATCGCAACATAAGCTTCCCGATTCCTACCTTGCTTGTTTTTAGGAATAACTACAGAGTCAATTTTACCTGCGCTCATCAATGAGTTTATTATCGCAAGCCGATCCCGTTGTTGATGTTTTGCAAATGGTCTCATCCTTCCCATTTCCCGTTTCGTGATTCCTCTATTTGCAGAACGCTCGATTGTTAAATAGTAATCATTGCAGTCCTGTTCAAATTCACTGTCAGCAATCCGATCCTTAATAGCCAGTATCAGCTTATCCGTATGATAGCGAACAAACTCAATCGCCCAAGCAGCGTGTTCCTTCTTAATTATCGGCTCCTCAGAGTTATCACCGACCGCACAAATTAAAGCCAGTTTGTCAGCATGCTCCCACGATCTGACCAGAAGCGGAATGTCATTTAATACCTTTGAAGTGTTATTCATCCTGATTTCAATCTCATCTTCATACGCGTCAAACAGCGCAGTAGCCTCACTATCCTTTTTAACTATAAATGGCGCATTTGGATTAACCCCGACAATACTGCATCCCCCCTTTCTGATTGACCGCAAATAATAAGCGTCATCGATCCATCGTATAATACTTTCAGGAATCTCTGGCTTCGAGTCCCTTCGTGTTCGCCGTGATCGTTTCTTTTCGCTCTCATCAATAACAAGGAATCGATTCAAATAGCCATTGACAACCTGAGTTGAATTCAGTGCTTTATAAAAATCGCTTGCTGTCGTGGTGGCGTTAATATTGATGCAGGGATAATCTATTGAAACTCTCGGACGCGTGTTCTGGTCAGCGTATTCAGTAGAAATATAAACCGTGTTTGCTGATGAAAACAACTTCATCATATTATCAAGTATTTCCTGCGAGTGGCGTCCCGATCCTTTCGATTGAACGGATTGCATCAGCAACCCGAATTCATCAAGCTGGAATATTACTGACGGTGTAATCGAAAGACGGCTTAAAATAGCTTGACCGGATGCAATGTTTTCACCGCCGAGTAATTCATTAAGATTAGCAGCCATCAATATCTCTTTAACGGCTTTGCGCGGGTAATCTTTTCCCGATGCAGTATCACCTATGCTGATAATATACATGTTAGTTCTAAGGTCAGTTTCGCCCGCGTATTTCCGACCGAGTACAGTTCCGCAAAGCGTAATTGCCGCCGATAATGCGAAAGCTCTCTGAGGTCTGATTGCTGTTTCAAATATGTAATCAGATATTTCACCGAGGATCCCGGGCGGTTGCCAGATAGTTGAATTCGGAGTTTGTACGACGGTTTTCTTACTGGCGAGTGATATATGGTTAATGTTAGATTTGGGAGTTCCGGTTACAGGTTCAACCCATCCGGCTTTAATTGCATAATGATAAATAGATCCAACAGTTACGCCTTTATCGGGTTTGAGTGATTTCCACGTTGCCACTTGGTCTTTATAATCATATTTATCTGATTTTATACTCCATTCTGTCCAAATCCCGAAAGCTTGATCACCGCCATACATTGACCTTAACGCAGCTCCAACCATTAACCAAGTATCACGGTCATCAGCATTCACAAAGGCAAGTGCGGATCTGAGCGACTGAACTTTATCCGGACACAACTTAATAACACCAGTTTCTTCTTCGATTGGCTGCGATTGCTGTTTATGTGTGCATAGTTGGATTAACCAGTCCGGTGTTTGATCTATTGAAATGTCATCATCAACTGAATCCCAATAATATTCATTCCCGGAAACGTGTGAACTCGGAGGGAGTATCAGATAACCACCATCGGCGCGAACATCAATGCCTTGCGCTAATACATTCGTGCCAGACCGGATTTCAGCTCCAGTGTACCAGAAATAAACATGACGACCGCCGCCGCCGCTTACAGCCTCAAACGTATCGGGTTTGTATTCGTGTTGCTGACATATCTCATTCCAGACCTGTTCGGTGTCAAGCCCTGGCTTGTTATCAATGTCGATAACCAAAAGACCAGAAGAGACCTCACCGCATGCAACCGCTATATTCGCATTCGGGTATCGTGTCCACCATTTTTTGATTTGAACAGGATCGCTTGATGCGTCTAATAAGCCACGCCGGGTAATCGGATGTTTACCTGGACGTGAGCAACTTGATTTACCGCACGAGCATTTCTTGTCTTTTACGGAATGAACGGGGAATACAGCCCAACCAAGTTCACCATAGCGTAATGCCGATTTGAGCATTACAGAGGTAGATCGTCGTCGTTCTGATTTGCGTTGAAAAGGTCAGTTACTGTGACACCGGTATTCTTGATCCTTGAAAGCTCTAATAGCGTTTTCCAGTGTTTCTCCGGAATGCCGTTTTTAGCCCAGAGCCGGATGGCTTGTTCAGTGAGGTTGGTTTCTGTAGAGATAATGTCATAGCCTCCACATTTTTCGATAATTGTTTCAATGTCCATCTTGGTTTCTTTCGTTTTGATTTAAGTTAAGTTCAGGATTATTTTAAGAACAAACTTGAGCAGGTTTCAATTACCGCAATCAGAGTTTACAAGCATGTTACAAGCATAAAGATAACTCTAAATTAAAAACACAACAATAGTTGATTGCATAATGACCCACGCCGTTGAACCTCGTTAAAAGCCCGTTAGACGTAAGGGGAAACCTGCCCAATGTCAAAGAACTAATTTGAACCTCTGGCAGGATTCGAACCTGCATGGACTACCGGATTTGAACCGGTAGAGGTTAAGGTTTAGCTTTTCAGGGCTTTACCCTGCTATTTATCCGTCCCTGATGTATCACGAGCATAGCAACTCGTTAAGATGTGTATAGTCCAATTCCACCACAGAGGTTCCGTTGCTGTTTTGTATTTTATCAATATAGAGATATTAAAAACCTGCAACTGAAAAACTTTTATCTCATTTTAATTCTTTTTTCAATCTACGAGAGCGACATTAGGGTTAATCGTAAATTTGAATTATGATTTTCGCTCCCGTAAATAGTTCATGTAATATAATATTATTATTATTAAGATTGCAAGTGTTATTCGTTATACTTTATTCAACTTTGGAAATTTACCGGGATGTTCGGCAGTAAATTCATTGTACCGATTTATTGCTTCAACCTCGGTGTCATAGTGCCCAAGCGGAATTACTATATTATTCCTCAGCGTTTTCGCTTGTACCTGCCACTTAAAGAGACTGTTATCCCAGTAAACACTTTTAAACTCTGATCCGGCGGGGTTTTTTTTCACTGATGTAACAGGGCTGATATTGTAAATGTCTCGTGAATCTGTTGAAATATAAGCTTTACGTTGCCTGCCTTGTGTCTTTTTTGGAATAATTATGTATTCAATTTTGCCAGACTCCATAAGAGATTTAATGATAGCATCATGGTCATAATGTTGATGCTTTGCAAATGGACGCATCCGCCCCATTTCCCTGTTTGTAATCCCCTTGCTTGCAGAACTTACGATTGCTTGATAAT